CAAGAGAGATTAATATACATATTACATATGTATATATATAAATACGCGCGTAGAGCTTATGTTATGATTTGGCTATGCCATACGTGAATAAAGAGAGACCCTACAAAAAGGAATACGCACAGCAAGTCGCTAGAGGTGAACACCCTACCCGTATGGAACGCCAGAAGGCTCGTAGAGCTATGGACGCTAACGGGGTAGACCGTAAGGGTAAAGATATCGACCACAAGAAACCACTTTCAAAGGGTGGTACTAATGCACCTTCCAACCTACGGTTGGTGAAACCTGCGACCAATCGCAGTTTCACAAGAAACCCTGACAGAAGCGTCAAATAACTATTGTGGTATACTGTCACTGATGACAGGTATCTGTCAGAGGAGTATAGTGATGAAAGTTATTTCCTTTTCAAGGGATTCGGATGCAGAGGTTGAAATCAACCCTAAGGTTCCTGGCACCTATGATGTGTCAATCAAAACGGTAGACAGCACTGAGATGGTTTCGGCTGTATCAGCTGGTGAAGCTTGGATGTACATTCGTAACTACGAAGCAAAAGTTCCTATGAAAATTATGCTTGACTTTGCAGAGTTGGCTATCCGCTCGATGCAAGTCCATAATCAGCCTTACACAATCGTGTTGAATCCAGAGGTTACTGATGCTGAATAGAGTCGTTCTGATTGGTCGATTAGTTGCTGACCCTGAGCATCGCATGACTCAGTCTGGCAAGGGTGTAGCAAACTTACGTGTAGCAGTAGACCGAAAAGGGCGGGAAAAGGAAACTGATTTCTTTGATGTTACCGCTTGGGGGCAGTCTGCTGATTTTGCTGCTACTTACCTTTCTAAGGGCAGACTTGTTGCTATTGAAGGGCGTCTACAAGTTCGTCAATATACTGATAAAGACAACACTCAGCGTAAAGTTTGGGAAGTTGTTTCTGATTCGATTCAGCCTTTGGATAGCGGAAAAACTAAGGTTGAGGGTGGAGCTCAACAGTCAACATCTCATTCGTCTTCAGCAGATTCAGTTGAAGAAATCGAAGACCCATTCGCCTGATAGCCTTTAGGGTACCAAGCCGAAAGGCTTATAAAATGCTTGAGAGGAATGAAAACGGACAGAGCTTCGTCAAACTCATTCCTCTTTACTCTTGGTCCAGCCAGTCTGGAATCTAAGTCATCTAGACCCTGTATCTCTGTAATGTAATCACCATCTGTAAACTCGGTAAACAGAATGGAATAACCATTATGGGAACGCAGGTAGTCCCACTTAGACTTAGTAATCATCACATCTGGGTATGTCCCAAACTTATGTGTTCGTTGCTTGTATTCACATATGCCTGATAGATATGGTGTCCACCAGGTCATGTCGTGCTTACAGGTTGTAGGCATCAAGGTGATATCGCACTCTCCATAAAGGCAGAACAGCCGTCCTTGTAATTTTAGGGCAGCGTATGACTGAGAGTTCCTATTGGCTGGTGTTTCAAATAACTTACGCATAATAGATTTTATAGGGTGAACATGAACAAAGTAAGTACTGTTTGGAAAACCCCCAACGCACTGGAACATATATGTTTTTGTGCAAGAGTTTCCTCTAGTAATCAGAACGATAGGTCAGATGCTGCAAATAAACGACTTATCAAATATTGCATCAAACATAAACACTGGTCAATCTTTGAGATGGCTAACTGGACAATAGAGATTCATACTTCTAGAATGGTGAGCCGACAGTTCATTAGGCATTCATCCATCAAAGTTCAGGAGTTTAGTCAAAGGTATGCAGAAGTCAAAGAAGAAATCACGCCTCCAAATATGCGTGGCAAACATCCGTACAACAGGCAATCATCTATTGAGCTGCCTTTGGATATGCAACTCTATGCTGACAGCATTGTTTCTAATGCAATTCAGCAGATTGAAAGCGCATATGACAAACTTGTAGAAGCTGGTGTTGCACTGGAAACTGCTCGTGCCATACTGCCTGAATGTGCGCCCACTACGTTATATGCCAATGGACGTCTACGTGATTGGATTCACTATATGGACGTAAGGCGTGGTAACGGTACACAGAGTGAACATGAAGACTTAGCGAATAAGATATACGAACAGTTCCAGGTTGAATTCCCAATGCTTGCAGAAATCGTAGAAGAACTCAAAGGAGATGAGGTTGTTTAATTTACTCGACAAAGATGCAGTGGTACCAACAAGAGCTACAGCTGGTTCAGCTGGTTTTGACCTCTATGCATTGAATGATGCTGTTGTAGAAGACGGTGATGTGACAGTGGTGTCAACAGGTGTGTCTGTAGACCTCCCAGAGGGTCACTACGCCCTTGTTTGCTCAAGGTCGGGTCTTGCTGCCAAGTATGGTGTATTCGTACTCAATGCGCCCGGAATCATTGATTCTGACTACAGGCAGGAAATCAAAGTTATCCTCGCTAAATTCCCTAACAGTATTGATACTGGTCGCTTCCAGATTAACAAGGGTGACCGTATTGCTCAGTTGTTATTCGGTCAGTGCGATGTGAGTATTCTTAGTCGTGTAACAGCAGATGCTGAACGCACTGGTGGATTTGGTTCTACAGGAATCTAAGATGGATAACATATTCTTTGTATGCGTCGGGTTTGCCATATACGCACTTGTAAGTTATGGGTTGAATATGCTTGGTGCATACAGGGAATATAAAGAGCTTGCTGAATGGCTCAGTGAAAGGGATGTAGAGATATCGTCCCTAGATAAACACGAGTTATCAAAGTACCTTTCAATATTCAGGTTATCTGAGATAGATGGTGTTGAGATAGTCTCGATTGATGAGCCTAAATAAGGAGGAGCCAGCCGCTGGGAGTACGACTGGCTCTGGATAGGTTGCCTGAAAGGTAAGGTAGGTAGGTATCAGACAGTAGGATTATACCTTAGTCTTCTTTGTTAGCAAGTTGCTTTGATACATAATCTGCATATTCAAGGGCAAGCTTCATCTGAGACCTAGCATTAGGTTCATAGCCTTGCTTCTTGTAGATGTTCTGAAGATGATAATGGACAGTCCGTTTAGAGATAAGTAGCTTCTCACCTATTTCATTTACGGTCATGCGCTCTATTGCCATAAGATTCAAAATCGTATGCTCTTTAGGCGTTAGGTTGTCATACATCCCTTGCTCTCCTCTTTAGTGTGTTGAACTGCGTTTCAGCCTTTGCCTCATCTTCATAGAAGTAAATCACGCTTTGATTTTTACCGTTTGAGTAATCTTCTCTATGAAATACAAAGAATGAGTATGTTGGATGCTTTACGATTGTCCCTAGATTGCAGATGAGTGTATGACCAGGACAACGTCCATTAATGCATCCATCTTCACAATATTGCTTCCCCATAAACTTCTCTTTCCATTTAGGAGATACACCCATAGGTGTACCAAATGTACGTTCATCGAGAAGATTGGCTAGGTGTACGATTGCATTGATGTACAAAGGGTCATCAGTTGAAGTGATTAATTTTTGTGCCATATGACAAGTTTATCAGGTATGCATTAGATAGCATATACGTTACAATCCGATTATGGGCGTCGTAAAGAAATATCAGAACCCCAAGGGTGGATTGAACGCAGCTGGTAGAGCGCATTTCAAGAAGACTACGGGTGCTAACTTGAAGCCACCAGCTCCTAAACCTAAAACGCCAAAAGACGCTGCTCGCCGTAAATCATTCTGTAGTCGTATGACTGGAATGCGTGAAAAGAACACATCGCCTGAAGTAGCAAAAGACCCTAACAGTAGAATCAATAAGTCTTTACGGGCTTGGAATTGTTAGTGAGGTATGAATGAAAACTAAAGCGCATCGTGGATTCAAAGTAGTTCAAACAGAGATTGCTAAAAAGCAAGGAATCTCTATGGATAGTGCTGGTGCCATTCTTGCAACTTCTGCACGTAAGGCTAGTCCTGCCGCTAAGGCTAAGAACCCTAGACTGAAGAAAGTCCTAGGTAAGGCTAAGTAAATGCTGAACGAGATGAACAAGCATATGAACCATCTTTCTATGGGTACTTTGATGACCATAGAAACGAAGGAACATAACCTTAAGAAAGCGCCTACTAAAACGGAGCTTCTGAAAATGGAGCAACGTGAGCATAAGTTAGGCAATCGCCCGACTATGCGACAAGCAATGGAAGCTGAGTACGCAGAACATTCTAACGCTGAAGGTGAGTTGGTAATCAAAGCAAGTCGAGAGCAGGAAGCAAAGGCTACTGCTATTTACAAGAAAAGGAAGTAACTAAAATGCCAATGGGAATGCCATATCCAAAGGGTGCTATGACGATGTCGAAGATGATGGGTGTTGAGTCTAAGAAGGATGCAATGCCACAGAAGAATGCTAAAAGCATGAAACCTGCATCTAAGAACGGCAAGAAGATGAGCGCAAAAATGATGATGAAAGGTAAATGTTGATGGCGGGTGCATCTCCTAATATGAGTGCCGCTAAACGCTTTCAGGCAACTATGAGGAGTAATAACCCTGGTATTGTTCCTGATAAAGCGGGTACTGCTCGCACACTAGAAGCTGCTCGTCGTTTCCAACAGACGATGCGTCTACGTGACCCCGGTATTGTTGGAAATGCTACAAGTGAATTGTCAAAAGCATTAGTACGTTCAGCACCTGCTGAAATTGCTACACGTGCTAGTGGTGAGCTTGTAAAGCGTGAGGCTGGTGATATTGCTCGTCGTGCAAGCGGTGAGATGGTCAAGCGTCCAGCTGGTGAACTAGCAACACGTGCTGCTGGTGAAATGGTGAAACGTCCTGCCGGAGAACTCGCTACACGTGCTGGCGGTGAGATGGTTAAGCGTGGTGCTGGCGAACTTGCTACACGTGGTGCTGGCGAAATGGTCAAGCGTGGAGCAGGTGATATTGCTACACGTGCTGGCGGAGAACTAGTAAAACGTGGTGCCGGTGAAATGGTCAAGCAGGGTGGTAGAGCCGCTGTTCAAACTGCGGTCAACCAAATGCCCGGTGCGCTTGCTCGTAGTGCCGGAAACCAAATGGTAATGAGTGGTGCTAAAGCCGCACTTCCAATTGCAGTTGTTGCTGCTGTACAAAAAGGTTCAGGTGAATTTCCTGAACTTGAAAAGTTGCGTCGTGAAGAATCTGAAAATCGACGATTCAAAATGACGCAAGGTATGAAGACTGGTATGGGTAACACTGCACCTGGTGCATATCGTCATGAAACGCATATGACAGGTCTAAAAGGTGAATACAAGCCAATTGAAGACTTGACTGGATATGCAGTTGACCTTATCAAAAGAGGTCGTAACTTTGGAGAAGCTCGTAAACTTATGCAGGGTACTGAAAAGTTTAGGGGTATGTCAGATGATATGAAGCGTATGGCTCTCCAGTATTACGATACGTGGCAAAAGAATCAGTTAGCATCTACAAATCCTGCTGGTCGTGCTAAGTTGAATGATTATCTTGCGTCTGAAAAACAGGCTAGGGAACGTGCTGCAAATGCAAATAAACCTATGAAGCCTACTGACCCAACTGGAATGCGTAAGCCTATTCGTCGTTTCCTTGGGATGGAATAGCAGATACTGCTATAACAATATTGTCAGCAACAGATGTTGACTTAGTAATCTCAAACACTAAATACCAGAGTGCCTTCTGCAAGTCATCTTGTTCGGAGGCACTTTTCTTTTTGCCAGCCCGTCCTATGTACTTGATAATATTACCTAAACAGAAGTCTAGGTCCCAGTCAACGATTACATCTAATGGCTGAATATTACTCTTACGGTAGTGTTCTACCTGTTCATGCGACATAATGGAATTATACACTGGTAAAGGTGCTAACTACAATTGACAGATAAGCGTAAGATGTTCCTTCAGAAGGGTGGGTTGGAAATCACTGACCCTATTACTGAAACGGATGGCGTCCGCTATAAGACACGTAACGGAACATTAATTAGGTGTTGTGACGCAGAGGTTGCACAAGGTTCTAAAGCGTGGAAGTGTCGAAACATTGCAGTCAAGGGAAGTGCATTTTGTATAAAGCACGGCGGTGTACCAAAACCAGCCAATACCAATTCGTTGTTATTCAATACAGGACTCCAAAGTAGTAACCAAGGTAGATTCCGTAATGTTGGCAAGAAGATGCTTGACCGCATTGACAAGCTTAGAGAAGACCCTGAACTTTGGTCTTTGCGAGATGACACTGCGTATATCACCGCTCTCCTAGACATAAGGGCAGAAGCAGCTGCTGAAGGTGTTAGTCTTGACCAATACAAGAAGATTCAGGAGATGTATAAGTCTTGTGCTGACCATAAATACCAAGAGGATTTTTGGGACTTATTTGATGAGTTAGGCAAGGCTATTAGTCATACATTGAGTGAGTTTGCTGCATCAAAGGATGTCCTTGAACTCATTGAACGACGTACTGATATCGTTGAAACAGAACAACGGTTGATGCATCAAAAGGCATATACTCTGGAAGTAGACCAAGCGTTCAGCCTTGTCATGCAGATAGTAAACGTAATTAATCGTACTGTAAGCAACTCCGATGAGAGACAAGGAATTAAGGCTGGCATTGGCAAACTGTTGACTGTTTACAAGCAGTCATATGAAGAAGAAATTATAGATGCCGAGGTAATAGATGGCGCAGCAGAAGAGTCAGGTGAATACCAAGATAACTCCCAAGGCACTGAGGAAGTTCATCCGACCGAATAAGCCGTTATCTGTAGCGTTGCTTGAAGCAATGCAAGAGAAGTTTGATGACGTAATTGATAGTGGTGGCTTTGAGTCAAGGGCATATGCAATTGATGGTTCAGAACTTGATTACCAGAAGTGGTTACGTAAGTTTGCTCCTCATGCTGCATCTGCACCATTAGCAAGGCATCACATTCGTGCTTGGGAATGGGCTGAAGGTATAGAGGCTGGTAATCCTCCACCTGCGCTTATCGAGTGTTGGTTTCGTGGTGGTGGCAAGTCTACTACGATGGAACTTATCTCTAGTCGTATTGCAGTCAAGGCTACTAGGCGATTTCTTCTTTATGTGTGTTCAACGCAGGATGCTGCCAACCGTCACGTTGCAGATATTGCAAACACGATGGAGAAGTGTGGCATTGAGAGAGCCATAAACAAGTATGGATACTCTAGAGGTTGGAATGCTGAAAAGTTACGTACGTCTAATGGATTCAACATCCTAGCGTTTGGACTTGATACCGGCGCACGTGGTGTAAAGTTAGATAACCTTCGTCCTGACATGATTATCTTGGATGATATTGATGAGCTTGATGACTCTGTTAATAGGGTTGAAAAGAAGATTCAGACTATCACTCAGACTATTCTCCCAGCGAAGAGTACTGATTGTGCAATCGTTTTTGTGCAGAACAAGATTCATGCTAACTCAGTAATGAGTCGTGTTTTAAATGGTGAGTTAGATATGTTACAGAACAGAATCCAATCACCTATCGTTCCTGCTATTGAAAACCTAGAGTACGTTCCTGTTGAAAAAGAGGATGGTCGTACGGGTTACAAGATTCAAAGTGGTGAGGCTAACTGGGACCACAAGTCTCTTGATGTTTGTCAAAGAGAGATAGATGACTTTGGCATCATTGCATTCTTGCGTGAGTGCCAGCATGAGGTTGGTGTCGGAGGTAAGTTCTTCTCTGACTTCAAGGAATATGGTCCAGATGGAGAGCCTTGGCACGTAGTGGATTCTGTTGAAACTCAGCCTTGGTGGAGATACTGGGCAAGTCACGACTTTGGTACAGGTTCACCAGCTGCATTCATCCTTTACTGTTCTGATGAAAAAGAAAACATCTACGTTATAGGTGAGTTCTATGAAGCAGGTCATGTGTCAAGTAAACAAGCTGAGAACACTCTTCTCCTATTGGAGAAGTTTAAGTTGGCTGAAGCATCTGACAGGCGATTTAAAGAAGGTAAATGGAATACGAAGTTAGAGGCTATTGCCTTTGACTGGGCTAATACTTTCCCACCTGAGAATCCTGCACAACGTATTGGTGAGTATCCTGTTGAGATTTGGTGGAAGAAGGGATTACCTTGTGTACGTGCAGTCAAGGACCGTAAGGCTGGATGGAGACGTGTCAAGGAATGGTTGATGGCATCAAGAGTTGAAGGTGACAAGGTTAAGCCTAAGATACGTATAGTGCGTGATGCTTGCCCTAACTTGATACGTGAGTTAGGTAAAACGATGGCAGACCCACGAGACCCTGAAGATATTGATGGTGGTACACGTAGCGACCACGCTATTGACTCATTTAGATATGGATTGATGTGGCGTGAATATCCTGTTCAATGTCCAGAAACTTCTGACATGAAAACTTGGAAACCTCTGTGGGCAGATGATGGATACGGAAGGAAAGATTACCTGTGAGACTTACAGATATTTACTTTGGTACACTCGCATTTTTAGTTGCAAGTGCGTGTATGTATACTGCATATGAATTACACTGCATTCGTAGAAACATTCCTGTAAAGAAAACACAGGATGACAAGGGATGGTACATCTGATGAGACTGCCGCTTCAGCGCAAAAGGAATAAGAATACTAGTGGGATGGACGTTATGTCTGGGCTTGTGTCCTTTGCTGAACAGAAGATTCAGGAAGAAAACCAGCCTAAGGTAATGGCTTACGAACAACGACTTGTATCAGGTATCCCTGGTGCTGCAAAGTTGAAGAACGATGAAACTATTACTGATAATAACCTTACTCTTGACCATAACTCTAATGAGTGGAAGGTATTACCTGAAGCACCAGACGAAGAAAAGATAAAGATTACCAAGTTTGTCAAAGAGCAATTTGATATCGCTTATCGTGCTAGGCAAGAGATGGAACTTGAATGGGCTATGTCGGTAGCCTTCTTTGAAGGTCGGCAGTGGTTCCGTATCTCAAGCCAGACTCGTAATCTTATCCAGTTGCAAAATAAGGATGAGCCTAACCGTTACATCACTGTCAATAAGATGCGTCCATTGATTGATGGTGTAGTTGGTAAGCTGACGCAGGTTGGTCCAGATGCAAGGGCTGTTCCACTATCTCAGTCACAACGTGACCTGTTAGCATCTGATGAAGCAAACCATATCTGTAATCACTATAATCGCCAGTTCAGTCGTGAGACTCAGCTCAAAGAGCGTGTCCGCTGGGCTTGTGTGTGTGGGACGTCTTACCTAAAGATTTACTGGGATGCTAATGGTGAACAAGTCATGCCTTACTTCTCTCCTGAAACGGGTGAGATTACAGGTTATGAAAACATCCAAATTGGTGATGTAAGGGAAGAGATTCTTCCAGCCTTTGATGTATTCCTAGACCCAACAGCAAAGCGTGATGCTGATGTCCGTTGGTTGATTCATGCGTCTGCAAAGCCACTGTCGTGGTTCGTAGATAACTATGGTGACACAGGTAAACTAGTAAACCCTGACGCTATGATGGGTAATAACGCATCGTATATTGATGCTTACTTAGAGGGCGGTAACGGTTCTGGTAACGGCTGGGTTCCACCTAGTACAGCAAGACTTGCTCAGAGTGACTCGAAAAAACGTGCTGCAATTGTTTATGAGTACTGGGAAAAACCGTCACAACAGTATCCATCAGGGCGATATATAGTTAGCACTAACTCAGTTCTGCTTCATGCAGGACCTTGGCTATACAAGAAGAAGGATGAGTTCCCATTCATTCCTCTTCGATGGCAACCACGTAGTGGCACACCTTATGGACACGCTCTAGGCTTTGACTTGTGTTCACTCCAGCAGACATACAACCGAGTCTATTCACGTATGCTTGAGCAGTTTGAGCAACAGCGTGATTACGTAATGGTTCAACGTCTGTCTAACGTAGGTGCGGATGCTTTCAATCATACTGGTGATGACTTCTACGATGAGAGCCGTACATACAAGAAGATTTACTACAACCCCGGTGCTGCGCCTCCAGTTGTAAGTCGTGCGCCAGGTATCGGTGGTGACCTATTCCCTATGCTTCAGTACATAGAGAAGGACATGATGGATATCGCTGGATTGCATGACGTATCGCAAGGTATGGCTCCTGCTGGAACACCAGCTGAGGCAGTCCAGTTGCTTCAACGTGCAGACAATACTCAACACTCGTATGTTCGTGCGGACATCGAAATATCAGCCGCTAAAATCAAAGAGTGGGAGATTTCTCTAGTAGAGCAGTTTGGCGTTGCTCCATTCATTGGTAATGTCGAAGGAAGTGGAAATCCATACGACAGTATTGAGCAAGGTGTTATTACCTTTGAGCATATACGTAATGGTGGTCAATACCGCATTGTGTATGTACCGGGGTCCAGTATGGAAGATAGCCCTGACCAGAAGCTACAAAAGGTTTTGACTATGCGTCAGATGGGATTGTTTGGTGACCCAAGTGACCCATCAACAAATAAGCTTGTAGTTAGTATGCTCAACATACCTGAGACATCAAAGATTATTCAGCACTTGAATGAGCAAGAAGAAGGTATGGCTCAACAAGCGATGATGGCACAGCAGATGGCTATGCAACAACAATCTGTTGCTGAACAGTCTGCTAGTAAGTTTGACCCAGAGACTGCTCAGATGCAGTCGCAACTGGAGATACAGAAGATACAGGCACAGGTCGCTGCAAAGACTGACGCTGACCTGATTAAGATGCGTGAGCGTTCTCGATTGACTCAAGAGAACGACGCTGCAAAGGGTATTGTTGACATTTCTACGGAAAAAATTAAAAGTCAAACAATGCCGAACGCCAATCAATAGTTGGCAAAACCATAATTAAGGAGTACGATTAATTTGTCAGACGAGATGATGACACCTACACCCGAATCATCAACGGGTGCGTCAGACGGTTACGGCGTTGGTAACGCCATATTGGACGAAGTACGTGGAGCCGCCGACTACGATACTTATAGCACAGAAGGCGTTAACAACGATGCTATGGTCCCAGCGGAGCAATCCGCAACTGATGATGACTTCGGTTATCTATCAGAGCCAGTTGAAACTTCTAATGAGCCTGGACCAATCCCATACGAGCGGTTCAAAGAAGTAAACGATAAAGCTAAGTCTTATTCCGACCGTTACGAGAAGTGGGCTGATGTTATCCAGCAGTTTGAGCAGCAGGGGTTCCAATCCTCAGCTGACATTCGCAAGATGCAACAGCAACAACAAGTCGAAATGCAGGAAGAGTCAATAAGGCAGCGTTATCGTGAGCTTCAATCCCAAGACTTAGTTGACCCCACTACTGCCCAACTGCAACTTGATGCTGAACTCCAGAAGTTCCGCTATGAACAAGCAATGCAGGAAGTTGGACAGTTTATAAGTCAACGAGAGAGGGAACAGGCTATACAGCAGTATCCTTTGGCACAAAAAGCAAGTCACTTAGTGGACAGTCTGGTTAACGTAGGTATTAAACCTACTGATGCCGTAAAGATGGTTCACGAACAAATCCAGAGTTTACAACAATCGCTAGTGCCAGAACTTACTAAACAGGTTGTTCAAAGTCAGCGTACTCCGACTCCGCAATCTCAAGCAGGTTCGGCAGCACCAACGGTTAGTGGAAACTCACAGGCTCCTCGCAGGATGAGCTTATCGGATTTGATGGGTATCAATCGAAATAGACCAATGTAGGAAGGCTAAATAAATGGCTATTGACTTCAACGGTGCTTTGACGCTTGCGGACCAAGCAGCAATCAGCAATGACCCTCTCGTCAAAGAAATCACCAAATCTCTTCACAAAACGTGGAATGCCCTTAAGGATATTCCTCTTTACACATCACCATCGCTCAAGCAGATTGGTGTGCGTTACCTCAACTCTGGTATTCCTGCTCCAAACTGGACTGGCGTTAACTCTGAACCGGTAGCGGTTAAGGGTCGACCAAAGTCTTACGAAGAGCAGATGTACCTTATTCGTAACAAGATTCTTGTAGACCACGTTCTGCTTGACCAGCCTACGAATATCATCGACCCAATTGAAGCTCAGGTTCAAATCTTCCTTGAAGGTTTTGCTTATGACTTCAATGATAAATTCGTAAACAATAACCCGCTGACAGGCAATATTGACTGTTTTCCGGGTCTTGCTTATCGTATGGATAACCCAAGTGACTTCGATATTCCATCGGAAATGTCGCTTGTTGCTCCTGATGCAGCACGTATTGATATTTCGGCTAGTACGACAAGTGCTACCGCTAATGCATTCTTTGCGTATCTCCAGCAGTTGCTTGACAACATGAACTCCCCAGATGGAGATGGTGTTGTCTTGTATATGTCTGAGAAGGCAAAGCGTTCTGTTGAGTTTGCAATCCGTACTATGGGAATTGGGGCTGGATTCGATGTCACTCGTGACTCGTTCGACCGCCCAGTTGAGAAGTACAAGAATGCAACCGTCCGTACAGTTGGTCGTAAGGCTGACGGTACTACGAGTGTAATCTCTGATACGCAAACCGCATCTGGTATTACTGGTTCCGTTGCTTCCTCCATCTATGCAGTTCGTTATGGAACTGGATATGCACAGGGATGGCAGAGCGGACCGTTCAAGCCTACTTACCTTGGTCTTTCCAAGGAAAATGGCATTATGCACAACGTCGTATTCGACTGGGGTATTGGTTTGTGGATTCCACACACACGTGCCGTTGGTCGTTTGTTCTGCCGAGTCGCATAATAGAAAGGAAGAAAATAAATGGCACGTGATAAGAAGGCTTCCTTCAAATTTACAGCGGTTACTGGTGCTTCTGCTCCGCAGATGAATCAGACTGCAACAACTGACAAACTTGGTTCCACTATTACGATTACAGCATCTTCGGTTGCTTATCGTGGTGCATCTGACGTATTCTCAACCCCAAATATGGTTCTTGCAGCTGCTGCAGACTTTGCTTCACAAGCAGATACTGCTGCATCCGGGTCATCTGACCTCGTTGGGACAAATGGGCAGAATAGCCCACTGTTTGCAAAAGTCATTTACACTATGGGTGGAACACTTACAAACATTGGGTCTCCAGTTTGGAAAGTCGTTGCTTCTGCTGCATCTACAGTATCTGCTGGCGCACTATCCTCGTCTCCTGTAAGTATCTCGGCTGATGTCCCACTTCAGACTTCCGCTGGAACGTATGTTGCATACCTTCCTGTATTGTCTCCTAAGCCATATTGGCAACTGCAACTTACTGGTACTGCTTCTGGTGCTGCATCTGGAGCAACAGTACAGGTAGTTATGGCTGCTATCGTCAATGGACGTGACGGCTCAGTCGGTCTCTAATTAGACTAAGGTAACGAGATGACATTAGGTGAAATCAAACAAAAGGTCAGGATGATAGGTTTGCACCACTTTGGTAGCAAGCAAGACCTTGACCCGTTTGGCTTGGAATACCTAGTGTTGGAAGCTGCCAACCAGATAGCCCGTAAAACAGACTGTTTGTTTGGCAGACGTTACCTAGACTTAGAAGATGGTGTAGACGAGTATTGCTCCCCTGATATGTATCGTATTAGGGGAGTATTCAAGTTGGAAGACAACGAGTACAGACGGCTACGACTGTTAGACTTTGCTGATAGGCAAGTAGACCGCTACAGGACTCAAGGTGACGCTGTTATTGACGCTTGCATACTTTATGCAACGAATAGGCTTAGGTTCCTTCCTACGCCAATTTCTAGTGTTACGAACGGCGTGATGATTGAAGGTTACTGTCAACCTGGAATGATATGGCAGTATGATACGAACGGTAATGCAGTACCTCTAGCAGATGACCAAGAGTGTCCATTACCAGACTCAGCACACGACTGTCTTGTGTTTAGTGTTCTTTATTCTCGTGCTATGCAGATGAAGGACGCTAATGTACTTGCTATATACAAGGCAGAATACTTAGATAGACTAGGTATGGTTGAATCCAACTCTGCTATCTATGGTCGAAGGACAGTTTAATGGCAACCCTGACTACACTTACATCAGAGGTTATTCGCCTCTTGAACGAAGCAACTGATTCCTCAGTAGGTGAAGTTGGCAACGGCTCAGGCACTGTCTCTACAACGACCAGTCAAACGATTGAGACTTATCTCAACGAAGCCATCAAAGAAACGTGTAGGACTTGTATATACGTTCCAGCAAAAGGAACAGTTACTCAGTCCAATCCTATTATCAACTTGTCTAGCATTAGCCTAGACTCAACCTACGTACCTACTGACGCTTCAACGGTGAACGACGCTAGTAGTATGTGGTTTCCTCTTACTGTCCAATCTGGGCTTACGAACCTAGTCCACTGTAGTGAACCTACCCTAAGGGCATATGACCCCACGTTCGAGTCTACAGCAGCTGGTACGCCTAAGTATTGGTATCGCTCTGGTGATTACCAGATAAGGATTTATCCTGCTCCATCAGCATCCACTGTATTTACTGTTTATGGTTGTGGCACACTAGGTGATATTGGTGCTACATCTGTTACGGTTATTCCTGATGACTTGCAGTTAAAGATGTGGGCTAGTTACGCTGCCTACAAGTTGGCATTGAAGAATACGGATGACCCATCTGTTGCTCAACGTGCCTTCTGGGGAAATTGGTACAACGAGACTCGTATGAGGTTGTGGTCTCAACTTGATACATTCTTGCGTATGCCAGGTTCTCCATTTGCAATCCCTCCAGTTACAGGTGGTTCCGATGGAAGCTAAAGACATCCTCCCAGTAGTACTTTCTACTTTGCTTACAGGTGTATCGTCATTCTTAGGCGCATCATTTACGTTTGTACGTAAAGTAGACAAGCTTGAGATTATGCTGGCTAACCTCACAACACAAAGTGAGATTCAGTATAAAGACCTTAAGAGTAGTATCCACGATATGCGTGTTGAGATAGTACGATTGGACAAAGAACTACAGAACGTCAAGGAACGCCTTAGAGTGTTGGAAGAGAAGACTAAAACATCAAGATGAACATAGCCTGGGGTCGTTTGGTATGGATAGCATTTGGCGCATTTATGGCTAGTGCTGGTCCCGCTTTCAATATGGAGTGGGAAGCAAGGCACATACCAGACACCGCTACATTTGGTTATGTTATGAAGGTGTTGACGCTTTGTGGAGTTGAAGGAGTACGTGCAGGGATACCTGCACTGATAACAGCGATAATCGCCTTCTTTGTACGTCAAGATTCTGATGCTAAGGCATTTCAGTTAGTCTCTCAAAGGGATGTTGTGTTACAACAGATACGAGAGAATACACCTAGTGATATGGTTATGAATAGAGCATCTAAGGAGGAAATGAAATGAGTTGGCTAAGTAAGTTTCTAAAGAAGAAGACTGGTGTGCCTGAAGTCAAGATTCCTTTTGGTGAGATGCTGTTGGTCAACCAGATTATTGAGAACATCGACTTCCTTTCTACATCCGACCTTGAAAAGGTACGTGATGTGGTCATGCTTGCTATTGATGCAAGGAAGGTGAAGAAGTGATGGTCTTTGGCGATGGCATTCGTACAGCTGAAGCCAAGGACATTGCCGAGCTTGGCGCAGTGATGGCACTTTACGGGAGCAAGGCTGTTGCGGCTGGTCTTACTGCTGCGATGAGTGCTGCGCTTGGCTTCTTGACGATGCCGTTCAAGGGGACGAATGCGAACTCGTTGAAGGTGGGCAAATGAACCTGCAAAACTACAGGCTTGAGCCTAACCCGTTGAGTCCCGGTGACTGGATTGTCTTTGGTGATATCTACGATGACCAAGGCAACCTGCTCGGTACTTTTGGGCCTGATGGGACATCGGTATTCGGTTGGTGGGTCACTCAGGATGTTGCTTTTCAACAGAACTATTCCAACCAGTTCGCCGTTGTAATGGCGCAGGAAATCGTGGCGGGGACGGCTGAATAATGGCTACATACTATGTAAGACCGGATGGTAGTAACGCTAACGCAGGGACTGGTTCAGCCGCTGGGCAAGCGTGGCAAACGGTGCAATATGCGCTGACAAACGCCACTCTGACAACGGGTGTGAACTACATATACATTGCACCGGGCGTGTATCGTGAGTCTGTCACTCTAAACATAACTCCAACATCATCGAATACATTGGTGATATCAGGAGATCCGAATACGGCACAGTTTAGCGGTGTGACACAAGGTGTTGTTAGGTTGACTAACTTTGTTACCGATGACGCTAACCCTACATCAAGTCGTGTATTTTATTCAACGGGTAAATCATATTTCACGTTGGAAAATATCTATATTGATGGACTAAAGACTGGCGGCATTCTTACTGATGGACTGGTTAGTATCCAAAGTTGTACGAATGTTACATTTCGTAAAATGGTTGTAGTCAATACTAGTAAGGCTACTTTTGATGGTGGTTGCCATTTTACTATCGCAGCATCAAATACAAATATTGTGGTCGAGCGTAGTTTTTTTATGGGTCAAGTTGCATTGTTATTAAATGCACCATCCTCTGGTACGGTTTATGACCCACAGATTTCAATCATCAATTGTCATGCATTAGGACACCAAAACGGAGTGTACATTGGTGCGGGTGGTGGAAGTGCGACAACTAGCAACGGTTATAATTTTTACAATTGTACGATTTACGGAGGCACTAATTGCATTCAGATTGTTACATCAAATACGGCAACTCCATCAACTGTTTATAATTCACTATTAATAGGTTTAGGAATCAGCTCGATTGGCATTGTTTTATCGACAGCAAATACATTAACTGAGAATTTTAATAAAATCGTGTGTGCTAGTGCTGCTACCAATATCTCCACATTTGGCGCGAATACAACCACTGCTGGTTCCTATGGTATCGACCATAACTATTCACGCATCGTTGGGCTTCCAAATCTATCGGCGTTACAAAGTTATTATTTAAGTCCAAACGCAAACGCTGGAACATCAACCGGCGCACCATCTACCGATATCTACGGTGTAGCGTGGACTGGTCCAAACCCTGACATCGGAGCTGGAACGTACGCAACACCGGGGAATGTGGGTGTCTACAACCCAAGCGAGCGCAACGCAAGCACCATCACAATTGCTCCCGGCTCAACATCCCAAAGCATCGAACTCTACCTAGGTGCGACAGGTCTCACCTCCTCTTCTGCTGGTCTTTCAGCTCGCTACAACCGAACACGCACAGCATCTGTAAGCATCCCTCTGGTAGCCCGTACAATCGCTCAGGCGTGGACTTCAGGCGGCTTTGCGGAGGTAGACGCGACCAATATGCCGGGCGTGTACAGAGTTGACCTTCCCGATGCTGCACTGGCTGCTGGAGCTGATGATGTCACTATCGTGGTGCGTGGTGCATCTGGTACTAACGGCGCGGTAATGACTGTCAAGCTTAGTAGTGGTGGCTTGACATCTGCACAGACTGCATCGGCGGTCTGGGGGGAAAACGTCTCTGGTTACAATACTGGTCTAGATTTTGGAGGCGTTATCAACGAGACTCGTAATGTAGTAGGGGCTACAGAGACGTATGTACTAGATGTTCCATCCAACGTGTGGGAAGAGATGACTTCGACACATACCACTACTGGTTCTATGGGTGAGCGTATGCAGCCTAATGAACTAGCAGATGAGCTTCTCGCCAGAGATATAGGTAGTGGCTCAAGTGCAGGGTCTATCAACGAGCGTACAGTACGTAGTGCGTTGCGAGGCTTACGTAATAAGACAACAGTCATCAATAGTGAGATGACTGTATACAAAGAAGATGATGCAAGTACTGCGTGGTCAGCAACTGTAAGCAGTAGTGACAGCAGTAAGACGATTACGGGCGTTGACCCTAGTTAGGACAAGTAAGATGAATAAAACTGCGATGAGTGCTGCGCTGGGCTTCCTCACGATGCCATTCAAGGGTGTACAGGCGAACAGCTTGAAGGTGGGTAAATGAACTTTCAAAGTCTTGAAATAACGCAGAACCCACAAAACCCGGCAGACTGGATTGTCAAGGGTGTAATCACCAACGATGCAAACGAAGAGATTGCAAACTTTGGCCCTGATGGTGAAAGCGT